GTACCAGTGCCGCACTTCACCCGCATCGGTCTCGATTGAGATCGGGAGCCCCCGCCAAACGATCTGCCGGGCCAGCCGCCGCGCCTTGTGCAGCCGCCACGCGCGATGAGCCTTGTGCAGGCTGGGCAGGTCACCCTTGCCCGCCCAGCCGCCCAGCGCGTCCGCCGTGGCAGCCCAGCCGTGCTCCTCGATCGCGCGTTCGATGCTCCGGCGTTCGTCCTGGCGTTCGCTGGGTAGCCGGTTGATCACCTGCATGACCAGCGCGCGCGCCATCCCCTCGGCCCATTCGGGCTCCGCGGCAAAGGCGTCCAGGGTGCCGGGGGCCAGCTTCCACTGGTCGTGGGCGTTGTCGTCAAGCAGCTCCTCGAGCGTGGCGTAAGTGCGGTGGCCGAAAAAACCGCTCCGGTCATAATTCTGGATCCGGACCTTTCCCGGCTCCGACGGGTCGGGCATGACGAGCGAGTAGTCGCCCGGGCGGCGCTCGTACTCGCCCCCGAGTTTCACCCGCGGTCGCAGGTCCGCCACTCGATCATCGTGCTCCGCGTGCGAGATCTCGAGGTGCTGCCGGTGCCCGGGGACCCCCGAGGGATACCAGTGGTCCCATTCCCCGTCCGGACCGCGCCGGCGAAAGCCCCCGTGCTTGCCGTGGGGGATCGGGGCCCAGCCCTGCCCGGGCGGACGGGCGGCCAAAACGGCCTTGCGCAGGTCCGCCCGCTGAAAGGCGATCACCAGCGGCAGGCGCCCCTTGGCCATGCTCTCCGGCACCAGGTCCCAGGACTCATCAAACGCGAACCCCCGGGGAACCTCCGTCGCCCGACACTGGCAGAAGGGGTGCATGGCGCCGTAGACGGCCTGCCATTCCGCCTTCTTCTTCCGCCCAACGTTGCTGTCTCCGTTGCCCCGCCACCAGCTCGCCGGCCGGATCATCGGACGGCCGCGTCCGTCCAGGTACAGCCGCCGGCAGTCGTCGCAGGCGGTGGGCTCCGGGACCTTGGCCATCATCGGCTCACCCTGGTCCTGCGCCTCGTACCGGGCCTCGAGCGCGTCGAACAGGCCCTCCTCGCATGCAAGGTGACTCTCCGTCACCGCGATCCGGTCCCAGTCGCGGGACCAGTCCTCGCTCATCTGGCGCAGTCGCGTGCGCAGCTCTCCGACCGACTCGCGGCGAGCCAGGGACTCCGACGTCTCGGTCTTGATCCCGGTGGCCAGCTTCTCCGCGTAGGCCTGGTCGATCTCCACGTCGGCAAGCTCAACCTCCCCCTGTGCGCGGTTGCCCAGGGCGACGCAATACTCGCCGGCCCGGGCGCGCGCGTGGTCAACCGCGGCGGTCTCTGCCGGGGTGAGCTCGGCCGGCTGCTCGGCCAGGTGCTGGCGGATGCGCTCGAAGCTCCACGTCGCCGCGTCCGGAGCGATGGCCCGCAGGCGCCCGACCTCGTAGGCGTTCAGGGCCAGATCGTGCAGGTCTTCTGCCCGAACCCAGCCCTCGCGCACCAGCCGCTGCAGCTCCTCGTCCGGAACCTCGAGGCCAAAGGTAGTGATGGCGACGGCGACGGATGCGTCGCGGATGATGCGGCGGAGCGCCTCAATCTGCTGGGGGGTCAGCAGCACGGATCACCTCGAGCGCCCGCAGCAGCATGAGCTGCTGCAGTCGGCGCACCTCATCGCGGGCCTGCTCTGCGGCGCCCTGCAGGCCGGGAATGAGCAGCGCGCGCGGCTGCTGATCGTCGGCGTCCGGCATGCGTCAGCCCGCGATCATGTAGGTCAGCGAGGCGGCCGCCGTCGCGCTGGCGTTGCTCACGGTGAGCCCGGTAAAGAGCCCCTCCCAGAAAAGCTTGGCCTTCTGGGCGCTGCTGGGCGTGAGCTTCATGGCCGTGCTCCCGCCGTTGAGCTTGATCGTGATTTCCGCGTCGCACTCGAGGTAGAGCACCTTGCCCGAGGCGACACCGCCGAACGGAATCGCGAGGTCGGTTGTTGCGGCCGCGATCGTGACCGTGCCGCAGCTCGCTTCGGTCAAATCCGTGCGCGTGGTCTGAATCGCCGCCTCGACCTGGCGGGCGAACGAGATCAGCTTTTCCTCCGCGTCGACGGCCAGCAACACGGACATTTTGTGCACCAGTCGCATGTCAGTCCTCCTCTCCCCCGGAAGCGCCAACGTCGTCAAATTGCTTCAGCACGTCGGCCCAAGGGCTTTGCTCGTCACCCTGCTCATCCTCGGGCTCGTCGCCCTGGTCTCCCGGGCCCTGGTCCTGACCATCGGGCGCCGCCCCGCCACCGTCCCCCGGGGCGCCGTCGCCTTGCTCCCCGCCCTGCTGCTCCTGTTGCTTTGCCGCGTCGACCTGCGTTGCCATCTGATACCACGTCGGGTCCAGAATGATCTTGCCCTTGCCGTCGGGCAGCGGCGGCATGTCGTCCTCCGCGCGGATCTCGTCCACCGTGCGACTGCACCGCACTTGCTTGTTTTGCAGCTCGGCCGCCTCCGCCCCGCTCCGGACGTCCAGCCCGCTCCAGACCAGCTCGAAGTCTTCGTTCACGCGCCACACGACGTTGCGGTTGAGCATCTCGGCCAGAAAGCGCAGAAGCGGCGCCAGCCCCCGATCCTTGCTCGTGCGGATCTTCGACTCCTGCGGCGCCTGGAACATCTGCGAGGTCTGGCCGGTGTTCCCGAACAGGAAGTTCAACTCGGCCGGGTCCATTAGCCAGACCGCGCAGCACATCTTGAGCAGCCAGTCCATGAACGCGCTGAACTCCATGTCCCGGTTCGTCGAGTGCAGATTTATATACTGCACCTCCTCGGCGTTCAGAATCGGAGTCCGCCAGGCGTTGACCACGCCCGAAATCATCTCGTACCATTGCGCCCGGAACTCCGCGAGTTTCTTCGGGGAAAGCGCGCCCTTGAGGTTGATCAGCCCCTTGGTGGTCGTGCCCTGGTCGAAGAAACGGACGTTGTAGTCCAGGCCGTTCAGCAGGCCGGTCACGACCCGCACCAGCATCTCCGACTCGGCCGTTCCGTAGCCGTTATTCCGGAGGTCCGTGTCGGGGTTCCGCACGCCGAACGCCAGTTCATCGGCCGTGAACTCGGCGATCGCCACCTCGTCATAGACCTGGACGAACCGCACGCCCTGGTCGTTAACGTCCACGTGTGGAGGCTTGTCCGCGATCCGGATGGTCGCGGCGTCCACCGCGTAGAAGTCGCAGAGCTCACCCTTGCGGTTGAACTGGTTTTCCCAGCAGAGCTGATCGTAGCTCAGCGAGTCGCGGACCGCGCGTTTCAGGAACGTCTCGAACGAGTCCTTCCCCGCGCCGCGGGTGCTGCCGGTCCAGCGCAGCCAGCTCGAGAGCCGGTCGGCCTCCTTTTTCTCCGCCCTGGTGGGGTTGCGCTCCACGTCCCGGATGCGGATGGCGTAGCCCGGGTCGGCCTTGCTCCGGGCGGGAATGCCGAAGTTGGCCGCCTGGTAGATCCGGACCTGGTGAATCGCCGCCACGGGCGGGACCGTCCGGGCGATCTGGCGCAGCGAATGGTAGGTCAGTCCGGTCGGGCGCTGCTGGAACCCCAGCGACTGCATGACCCCCATCGGATCCCAGCGCAGCGCGTGCCCTTCCTCTGCCGCGGGCTTGGGCATCCCCGGCTCAAGGTCTTCGCGTCCGTCCCGCCGGCTTGGAGCCTGCCCTCCCAGCCGGGAGGCGGCCTTGCGCAGCCACTCCGCCGCCGTGCCACGGGCGAGGTCGGTCAAGGTCGCCATGGGCTACCGCGGCCAGCGACTGCGGTCGCGCTCGAGCACCGCCCCGGGGATGGCCAGCCCGTCCGCCTTCCGCAGCGCGTCGACCATGGTGGCGTCGAAGCTGAGATCCACCTCGTGCCCCATCTGCGTCACCATCGACTTCCGCGCATGCTTTCCCGCGGACTCCCATGCGGCCGCGTCCTTGTCCCGCTTCGCCTGCTCGGCCTGCATCGCCTGGTGGCGCTCGTGGCTCATGTGCGCGTCCCGGTCGCCGACCCCAGCGAGGTCGGGGCGTTCCTTCGCCGCGTGCGTCTTGTGGAATCGCTCTTTCTCCCGGTGCTTGTCCCGGGCGTCGAGCGCCGCGTCGAACTCCGGGCCGTCGGAGCGGTGCATCTTCTTCTCCCACAGCTTCGCCTGGTCGGCGTGGTGGGCTGCCAGCGTCTCCGACACGTGCTTTGCCGCCACGTGCTCGGCCCCGCCGTTCTGCATCCCCGGATACCAATACTCGAACTGGCCCGGGCCTCCGGCCTGGCGCCTCCAGCCCCCGTGCTTGCTGTTGGGCACCGGGCTCCAGCCTCCGCCGGGGGGCTTGCCCTTGCCGATCCCCAGCTTGGCGGCCGCCCGCTGCAGGAGCCCGGGCTTGCTCGGGCCGCCCTTCGTCGCCGCGCCCCCGCGGTTGCCCCTCTGAATCTCGTCGTATGACACGTGACGGTCCTTTCCCCCGGTGCCCGACCTGCGACGGGCGGCCATGGTCGCGGCGACTGCGGCCGCGGACTTGCCGAGTTTTTCGCCGGATTCGTTCCGCGCGCGCTCAGTGGCGGCATGCGCGGCGTCCGCTAACCCGCCCTTGTTCTCGTGCCCTCCCAGGAATGCGCGGGCGGCGGCAAGGTGGGCCTCAACCGCTGCGTGGTGGGCGCTGTGCGCGCGGTGTCCGCCCGCCTTGTAGGCGGCCCCGTCGGCCTGCTTGGCGTGTTCCCGTGCCAGTCCCTCGTGATAATGCGCCGACTGCAGGCGGTGACTGTCGGCGTCGCTCCAGCCGCGGTCCGCCGCGAGTTGGTCCGCCGCGCGGGATGCTTGGTTGTACTCCTCCAGCGCCCCGCGTCTCACCAGCCTTGCGGCCGACGTTTTCTCGATCTTGGATGCGCCCTTGGGGGCCGCAAGCAGTGCGCGCGCGGCTGCCAGATTCGCGCTGTCTCGCGCCCGTCCGGCTTCCTGGTGGTGGGCGTTGTGCGCGTCGTCTGCCCCCTGTACCAGTGCCTGCGCCGCCGCCTCGTAAGCATGCGCAGACTCCCTGCGATGCTGCGCCGCCTTCGCGTGGTGCTCCCGCGCGGCCTTGGGGGCGGTCCCGGCCAGCAGTTCGTGCTTGTCCGCCACATCGTGCGCGTTGATCGCAGAGTACCGCGCGCGGTTCAGATCTTGTTGGTTGCGTGGGTCCTTGGCCGGGGTGACTGGATACCAGTAGATCCACCCGTCCCCGTGCCCCATGCGGTAGCCGCCGTGTTTGCTGTTGGGCACCGGGGAATACCCAGGTGGCGGCTTCCCGGCGGCGGTCGCCTGGATGTGGGCGCTCACGAGCGCCGTCGCCTCGTGCGCTCGCTTGCTCTGCACGTCGCCCGGCTCCACGTCCGCTCGCGGGTACAGGTGCGCGCCCGCGGCGTGGTAGTGCTTCATGGCCGCGTCGTGGTGCCGGTACGTGAGCCCGGGGTCGAGAATGGCCGTCTTGCTTTCCTGCTCAAGGTGGTGCCGGTAGGCGGCTTCGTGCTCCGCCGCGCGCTCCTTGGGCGTCTTCTGCGGCTCCGGGGCGGGCTTTGCCGGTGCGGGTGCAGGCGTTGCCGCGGGCTTGTTTTTGCGGCGGGTGCCCTTGGCGGTGGAACCGAACCGCGCCTCCGATGCCGTCTCCGCCGCTTCCTTGTGCAGGCGTGCGCGGGTGGGCTCGTCGCCTCGCTCCGCCGCCGAGGCCGCAAACTCGTGCAGATCGGCCGCCTTCTCGTACGTGGATCGCGCGTTAGGGTGCGCGCGGTCCTTTGCCTGCCGCAGCAGCTCCGCCTCCTTGCGATGGTACTCCGCCCCGAACTCGCCAGGGTCAGTCGGCGCAGGCTCCGCCGCTGCCGGCTTCTTGGCCTGAGGCGTGTGCTTGGCAGCCAGGGCGCTCGCGGCCATGGCGGCGCCGGAAAGATAGTCCAGGGCCCCGCCGCCGGCGCCGTTCCGTGCGGCGTGGGCCGCTTGCTTGTGGGCGTCGGCAGCGCGCGCGTGGGCGACCATGGCCTTGTTACTGGTCGCCGAACGTGCGGCGTCCGCGTGCTCCTTCGCGCGCGCGAGGTGCTCGTCGCCCCGCTCCTGCAGCCGACGCTGGCGACGTTCGGCCGCCTCTGCGACGGTCTCGCCGCCGCGTTCCGCAATCGCCGACGCCTCCGCCGCCTGCTTGCTGGCTCGCTCCGCCGCCTCTGAATCCAGGGACGCAGTGACGGCGCCGCGGTCGTGCTGCTGCATGGCCAGCGTGTGAGCTTCGCGCGCGTGCTCGTGCGCCCATGCGGCCTCGTGGTGGTACGCGGCGGCCCGCGCGTCCGTCTTCGGGTCGGCCGCCAGCGCCTTGTGCCGGCCCTCCTGTGCGCCGTGTGCGAGCGCCGTTACGCCGTGGTGCCCGAACTTTTCCCGAATGCGCGCCGCCGTCGCGTCGACCTTGCTCGGAGCCGGCTTGGCCGG